AGAGTTCATCTGCTGAACTGAAGTCAAACTCTGCATCAGCCTTGGCATACAGACTCAGACGAATAGGACTTGCCTTGACCCACTCCTGAAATCCAGTGTCGTTGGCAATACTGCCAAAGTCAGGATGTTTGGAAGCAAGCTGCTGCGCTGTCTTCATCCGTTTAAGCTCAAGGTTGGCCTGTTTAGCCTCCAGAACTGCGGGGTTATTCTCGATTGCACGTTTAATAGAATCTTGAGGATTCTCAAAGAAATCAACTTCGGGCGTACTTTCAACAGTCTGTACCTTATTGTCGCTTTCGAGTTGCCGTTTGAGGAGCTGATCCGCTAATGAACGTACTTCATGTACTTCCTGTGCTTGCCTCCCAATCATCTTTTCAGCTTCTTGGTGCATCTTAACAATATCCTCTAAGGACTTGTCTTTGTATTTATCAGGAATTACCTTCTCTACTACTACAGGCTCGGGAGTTTGTTCCACTGCGGGAGTCTCTTTTACCTGTTCTTCATCAATCGTATCCAGTGTTGGGTCAAACGATTCTTGCTCAATAAGTGCCATACTATTATTCTCCTGTCTCTCTTGAGATTATAGGACTATGAAATGTGAATACTGATTCCTCAGTACTTACCCGTTAATGCGAAATGTTACTCTGGAACAGCGTAAGAGGCTTTCCTCTCTTGTGCCAGTTTCTCACTTCTCTTTCGTTCCCATGCGTCATACGCAGAAGGAAAAGCACCAGAGATGCCCTCCAACTTTGAACGAACCATAGAAACAATTCTCGTTGACTCTTTACCACAGGCTCGACAAGCGAGTTCCCTGATGGTTTCATCAACTAATGCTTCGGAGATGTGTCCATCTTCACAAACAAATTCAAACATACGGCGCATTACTGTACCTCCTGCTGTAGTTGTTCATAAACCTCTTCACATGTCTTCTTGCGATTTAAAAGAAGATCCAGAATATCCAGTTGGCCCTGACGGTAAGATAAAGATTGTGCGTCTTTGACCGTGCGGATATTTTCTAGCTCTTGTTTTAACTTGGTGAAGTCTTCAATCAAGAACGCCCACCCCTTGGTAGACATTGTTGAGAAGGTTTCTTCGTAATACACTTGAAGTTCCTTATCCATGAGGGGAAACTCCTTTCATTTGTTTATTGCGGCTGACGATTGCTCATCTGTGCGAGTGCGATACGCTCGTTAGAGTCAATATCCTTCTCTTTCAACATCAAATCAGCCAGTTTCATTCGTTTAGCGAAATCAGCATCCTGATCGAGGTTCGTAGCAGCGGCTTGCACCACCTTTACACGCAACTCTTCAGGCATCAACTGAGTTTCAACCATTGTTTGTTGTGCTTCAGCAGCAGCCTTCTGTGTCTGAGCCTGTAACAAGGCCAAATCAGCTTGCAACTTAGCCATAGCAGCTTCTTGAGCCATCTGAGCCTGTTGTTGAGCTTCAGGGTTAGGCTGACTCATCTGATCCAAGGCAGCAATCAGTTCATTTCGGTTGCTCAGAGAGCTATTACCCAAGATTCCCTTGAGAATCAGAGGCAGAACTGGTGTGTCTGGGCCTAATGTCTGCAACAAGGCAATGAATTGCTGCTGTTCAAACTCACGAGCCAAGATACCCAAGGTAGCTGTAGGCATGAATTTCACATCTACAGAGGGGTAACGCTCAGGATCGAACTGCATGTATCGCCAAGCAGCCTTATTGATGAACGGAATTAAGAAATCTTCTTGGAAGTTCGTCAATGTACGCTTATACTTCTTGATAATGCCTGCCATAGCCATCGACATACCACCTGCACCAGCATCACGAGGAGCTGCTGAAGGCATACCAGCGCTGTCAACAGTACCTGTAGCTTGCAATAACAGTCGTTCGTAGTTCTGAGAGGCTCTAACAGAGGACTCATCAGGTGTTCCGAAGCGCAAGGGCATCATAATCTGGTTAGGATCGCCGTTAGTCAGGAACGATTTACCGGGTTTAACCTCAAACTTAGCACCACGAGGCAAGCGAGTAGCGTCCATAGCCATCATAGGAACGGCTGTAAGGGCACGGGCATCACTGTCCATACGCAAACTACCATCAATGGCCTTCTGCATGTTGTAGGCTTTCTCCGCTGTACCACGACCCCACACACGTCCGGGGACTGTATCGTCTTGGTACAACATGACAGGACGATCCTTCATCATGTACGGGTTAGCTTCAGCCTTCAGGAGCTTGCCACCGTTAGCGATAACGATGATAGCTTCCACCAACTCAGCGTAGTCATCAGCCAAGGAGTCTTCAGGGAACAGGTCAGCAACCTCTTCTTCGTTCTCCAACTGTTCTAAGTACTCACGAGGAACCAAACCGTAGTACGTGAGCATACGCACACGACCATCTTGGTAGGAAACTGATTCTTCGGTAACTTCTAAGTCATCATCGGGGCCATCAGTACCTAAGTCAATCTTACGGTAGATACCTTTTTCCATGCCTTCAACGACCTTGTGTACCGATACAAACTTCTCAATGGCACAACCCATAGCATCATCCAAGGACGTAGCGTTAGGATCAACCAAGAAGTTCTTAGGGTTCACAGGAACCAGCTTAACGGCAATACGGTCTTTCTCGACCACACCGATAGCTGCTTGACCTTCAACACCGGGAATAGCTTGAGTAGCAGGAGCATACTCTTTCTCGGTTTTGACAACGATCTCACCGATACCTGTACCGTAGATCTCAGCCATCAGTTCAATCTGGTCGATAGCTTTCTTAATCTTATCTCGGTTGAAGTCTTCCATCAACTGAGCTTTGATCTGTTCCACATCCAAAGGAGTACCGTTAACATCACGGATGTCATCCTCAATGTCAAACCACTCACCTTGACCGAAGATAGCTTCCATGATCTCAGCGTGTCGAGTCTCAATCGCCTGCTGAGTGGCAGGGGAGATGATACGGCTACGCTCTGAGTCACGGGTACGGTCTTCAGCAGCCCACTGACCACGGAAGATACGTTCGTATTCTTGCCACTCGGTCAGGTAGTTCTGGTCACGATAGTCGCGCCACTTGTCAGTGTGGGAGACAACCCAATCAGCCAGTTCCTTGTCCGACTCGGTGGGTTCGTCATACTGACTCTGTTCTAAATTGTCTTCCATTGTTTAATATCCACTTATAGCGTCATAAACCTCATACTCATCGTCCTCATAGTCAGGAACGAAAGAGTTGAGGGCAAGTTGTTCAACATAAGCAAGAGCATCCACCAAGTCATCATGTACGCCTTTGGTAGGGAACATCAAGAGCTGGTCTTCAAAGTCACTCCACTCACCATCCTCATTAAGGATAACCTTACCGTGCTCCATCCGTCCTTGTAAGGCCCAGATGATACGGTCTGTCTTCTTCTTATTACCGTGAGTAAGTGTCTGGATATGAGCGAAGGTGTTGTACTGCCTCATCATGTCCTGTAGGATGGTCAAGGCAGCATTCTTAGCTGTTCCTCTCTCGATCCCTACGGCCAGAGGCTGAAACTCTTTGATGTTCTTTAAGATACGCATACAGGTATCTTTAATATCCCATCGTCCATGCTCAATCTTGTTTACCCACCAAGTACCATCATCGGTGACTTTAACGACAGCAATAGCTGATTCGTCTAGTCTCTTCTTGTTTTGTGTACCGTCTGATATGTCTTCAAAGCCTGCCAAGTCAATGGCAATGATGTAGGAACCATCACGGGGTTCTTCCCCCTTCTTGATCCAGTGTTCCTTGAAGATGTCAGATCCTGATGTATCAAAGCTAGACAGGTATTCCTGCTTGAAAGCAAAGCTACTGAGTGTACGCTTGGCTGCTTCAATTTCCTTGGGATCTATTGTTTCGTTATCTTGGGTGGTGTAGTGCCATGACTTCCACTCTTCGTCAGTACCTTCTTTACCAAGCTTGAAAGCATCGTAAAACCAGTTACGACCAGACGGAGTAGAGATAAATAAAGCTCTACCTTTTTTGTCCGACAAAGCAGCACGGATAACCTTCTCCCAAATCTCCTGCTTAATAAACGCACATTCGTCCAGTACCACGTACACAAGGGACACACCACGAAGACTATCAGGATTATCAGCACCTCGAACGAGGATCTTTCTACCGTTGACAAGGGTAATCTCCAAGTTGTTAATGTGGGAGGACTTGATCACTGGACGACCTAAGTCATGCAGCAAGTCCCAGATAATTGTTCTGGCCTGTCCGAGGGTAGGAGCAATGTACATCACTGCTGACCCTTCAGGGCAGTTTAAAGCCTCTATAAGCAGCGTTACAGCAGACAGACGGGACTTACCACAACGGCGACCAGCAGCTACCACTTTGAAGCGGTGAGAGTCTTTAAAGACAGTCTGTTGCCAGTTAAGAAGTGCGAAGTTAAGTTCAGACATCTATAATGTCCTCATCGGTGCTAACCATAGGCTGGTTCAAGCCAGTAATGTTGATGCTGATCTGAGGCGTACCGTTACCCTGTTTTGTAGCTTCAAAGGAAGACACAGGGACAATCCTATCGACAATCAGTTTCCATGCTGCTGCTTGGTTCTTATGTTCATCGTTCAGAGCTGCATCGTATATAGCCTCTAAGACTTTGGCTGACTTAGGTGAGTTAAGCATACGTAGCTTATACTCATTGATAATTGCAGCTTCACCTTTGGGACGACCTACTGATCTACTTTCTTTTATTTCTTTTAGCTCTGACTTCTTTGGTCTTCCAGCTTTACGTTTACTCGGTTCTTCTTGATCCATTTGTCTTTATCCTTTCTTAGGGAGACAACTAACTGTGAGTAGACAAAACATCTACACACTTAAAGTACTTTAAAGGAACGTATAAGTTAAGAACTTACTAAGTTATTGTTATAAGTACTTATTGTAAGTATTTCTTATAGTATTTAACTTATACATTCGTTGTATCAACTGTCCAGATTCCTCTTTAGTCTTGTACGTCCAACCAAGCGTACTAGAACTATCATAACCTTATATGTATATTATACCATACAAAGTTCAATCTGTCAAGCTTTTTCTTCATTTTGTTACAAATATTTACATCTTTTACACTTTCTTGTCTGTACAGTAAGTTTCAAGTCAGATAAGTGCCTATCTTTTAAGCACTATTCTGTCCCCAATTAAGTCCGTACACAACGGATTGTCTAGTCTGTCTAGTTTTCTTTACCGATCAACTACTTAGCGCTTTAAGCACATAGTCCTGATCTGTCCTTAGTTAACAGAGTTAACCAACCAATTAATTGCTTTATAGCCTTTTTTGTGAACGTTAGAGGCTCCTACAAAGATAAACTCACAAGCAACACCCCTCCCCCCATACTAAGTAGTCACAAAAGATACTGGTCAGTCACAATCTGTACCAGTCAGTCACATCCTGAACATTAACGAAACATTACAAACATTAACGAAACATTACAGACTGAGTAGTCATGCACTATACTGCATAGTATGAATTATACTGCACAGTCACGGTCTAGACTGTCCAGTCACTTTACAGGCGGGAGATGCGTAGGGCGGTGTAGGTGCCTACAAAGCACACTTAAGGGTCACAATCTAAACTGCATAGTCACAATCTAAACTGTCTAGTCACAATCTAGCCACAGGATTCACATCTTGAAAGTTATCCACAGGATATGCACACAGGCTAAAGTTATCCACAGGTGAGCAACTATTGTGCCAGAGTTGTCCACAGGTTATCAGTCTTATATAAGAGTCAGAACTGTGGATAAGTACCACTAGCAGTGTGGATAACATTTTCCAAGGGGTTAGTCTAGGGTACAGGCTTCAGGGGCTTGTAGGCCGTTTAAATCGATCCACTATAAAGTTGTAACAAATTGTAACAAACAGGCAAAAAGTTGTTGACATTCACATTTGCTGTGTTAGACTAGAGTCTGCTTCGGCAAACAGGTAAACAACCAAGGAAACAACACCATGCAAGACACAGTAAACATGATTGAAGTATTCAACTCGATGGACAAGCGCAGAGCACAAGCTGAGGCTGTGATCGCTCAGTACACTGAGGAACAGGTCGCAGAGGCTTCACGCATTGCTCTGCTGTACAGTCACTCGCCTGTCACTTCACTGCACCACAAAGAAGGCATTGTCAGTATCCTGACCCGTGGCTTTTGACAGCACAGCCTGAAGCCCGTCACAGGGCTTTGGAGTGCGCTGTTGCACTGACCACCGAGTACACATCATGAAATTTACTCAAGCATTCGACATTTGGGCAGTCCCTCACGCCCTGCTCAAGCACATTCAACCCGGTCAATGGGTCTATGCAGGCAACAAGGGCGACAAGGGTCGATTCCTTGGTGTCAAAGCCTCTGGGTCTGTCGTGGTAGCATGGCATGGCAACACTAAAGCACAGGCTGACAAGGCTGGATATATCAAGACCCTGCGTTCATACGCCAAAGCATAAGGAAACCATCATGTCTAACCCTCAATACACATACACACCAGAACCTGCCGAGTCACCAGTTCAGGGCATCCTAATCGCCGTGGCCTGTGTCGCTGTGTTCGCCTTCATTGGTGTCTTGCTTGCTTGGAGAGGTTAACCATGTACGCATTCATCAAAACACCTGACGGCCTGTATAAGATCTACGATCATGGCACTGATTGGCAAATCCTTGGGCCTGATGGTTTCGAGCGATGGGTGAGTATTTGGAGCGATGCTTAGAGGGCTTCACTTGCTCGGGCTGTTAGTCTG